TCAGCATTTGATATTGATGAGTATATTTGTGATATAAGTCCCGCTGCTAAACCTGCACCAACTATAACATTAAGTGGTGGTGGTAAGTTCATAACACCAGCATAAACCCCTTTAATAGCAGTCAACAATAATTTTTTACCTAACAACCCTAATGCTGCAGCAGCCGTGAGTGTTGGTCCTACTATATCAGTTAATCCTAAAGTAAGGTAAGAAATGAATTTAGCAGCTTGTGCAAATACACCCACAACAAAATTTAATGGTGGACCTAATACTTCCGCTAATGCAATTCCAAGTGATGTTAATTGTCCTATTAATAAAGCTGTTTGATTAATTGCTTCTTCAGGAATAACATTAACTTGTTGTTTAGATAAAGCACTTGCAAGTGTTAAAGCTTCTTTTTCTTTATTTACAATTTTTGCTAATTGACTAACTTCAACACCAGCCGCATCTGCTAAAGCTTTTCTTTGTATTGCATTTAATCTATTAAATTCCTCAGCACTTCCCAATTGTTCAACCACTGCGGCTGTTGCACCCTCTACATCATTTGCTAATGCTAATTCTCTTGCTTTTTGAAAGTTTAATTTTCTACCAATTAAAACCGATGCTTCTTGTTCTGCAACTAATGATGATTGAAAACTTAACAATCCACTTGTAATTTTGTCTATGTCAGTTAATTCTAATCCTAATTTTTTAGCTTGAACTGCAGCTCTTAATATATTCTCACCACCATCTTCTGCGAACTTTGCAAAGAACTCTGTGTTGGTTGCAACATCAGCTAATATTTTGTCAGGTGCGACATTGTTTGCTACAGCTAATTCAGTTGCGGATATTAATAAGTTTTCCGCTTGTTGTGCTGTTAAGTTTTGAGTTTCTTTAAATATTCCAAGTAATTTTGCACTATCCGTTAAAGTCGCTCCAGTAGCGGTTTTGATGTTTCTAGCGTTAACTGCTAAATCTGAGGATTCTGAAACACTTAATCCAAAGTTATTAGCTATTTCTGATGTCGCTGTTTGAGCCTCAGCAGCACTTAATCCGAATTTTGTAAATTCCGCATTTGCGGTGGCCAAATCACTTCTAAATTCCTTTACACCAATTGCACCAAATTGGTCAGCTATGGATTGTTGAGTTGCATTAAATGCCATTAAAATAGCGAATGCGGCAGTCAAAGGATTAGTCATAAAACCTTTTATCGTAGAACCCATATTCCCAATAAGAGTATCAGTTTGACTTAATATATCTTTACCCATTTGTTCAGTTTCGAGGTTTTCTTTTGAAGATTTAAGATACTCTTTCATTCCTTCAGCTGCATCATCAGATAAATCAGCAATTGAACTTTGAATTTCTTCAATTGTAGCAGTTCCAGATGCTATTTGGTCAATAAGAGCAGATTGAGACTGAAATGAATCCTCTGTCATATTAGTTGTTTTAAAAGATTTTTTAAGATTTGCTAATTGAATTGATGCAGATTTACCAGCTTCTTTTTTTAGTTTGTTTGTGGATAAAGATTGTTTTGTTAATTTTTTTTCTAAAGAAGTACCTTCTGATGCAAGAAAATTACTACGCTCAAATGTGTTTAGTCTTTCTTTCATTGCAGTAGTAAGTGCTAAAGACTCGTCTCCAGTTTCTTCATATGCCTTTTTTAAAGCTTTTATATTTTGTAATTCTTTTCTTTCTAAGTCAAGTATTTGTTGTTTTTCATACTTGATAGACTCAATTACTGCAAGTTCATCTTTGGATACATATTTTCTTCCACCGTTTGCCATAACAATCCCCTACTTTAAAAAGTCCTCTGGTTTGAATCTTCCTAATTTTATATGTTCTGGATAGTCATCCCCTAAGTGTTTTCTACTTACTTTTTCAAAATCATCGATAGATTTATTTAGTTTAGAAACTTTAAGGGCAAGTTTCATTTTATTTAAATAACTTATTTTATCTTTGCCTTTAAGTTTAGGTCTTGATGTGAGAAATGATTTTATCTTATCAAAAAATCCTTCTTTGATAAGGTTTGATTTATCCATATATGATTTTTTCTTTGACACATTACTCTCCTATTTAGGTGTATCTATTCATATATAAATATCAAAATTGTTAAAAATTACCTTTTAAATCTTGGGTTGGTTTTAGATTTTGATTTTTGTTGAGCCTTTTTCATCTCATCATTTTCTTTTTGGCGAGTATCTGTTAACTTTTTATAATAAAAGTTTCTCAAATATATAGGCATATCATATACATCGGAATGTATAAAACCTTTTCCATAATACATTAGTTGAAATATTTGTTCGTGAAGTTTAGGTTTATCCTTCGGCGTCAGGCCAAAAAAACCCAACCGTCATAGGTATATCTACCTTGACGGACTCACCTCCTATTTCTATTTCTTGTGACATTTGAATGTCTGGTGAAAATTCTTTAATTTTTTCTCTCAAAAATTTTGAATCTCTAGCCAACATATTCACAGATATATTATTTATTACTGCTTGTGAATTATCACCATCAACTTCTTTGATTAAATATCTTAATCTTGTAGTTAATTCAGGAGACACAGAACCTAATTTATTAGAAGCTTGTAAGTCTTTTTCAATTAGTTTTTCTTCTTTACCTGTCAAAATACTGAATTTTATTTTTTTCTTTGATATTGGAAGTGTTATTTCAAATGAATTTTCTGAAATATCTTTTGGTACTTTTTTAAATGGGCAATCTGCTAAATTAAATGTATGTTGTATTTTCTCACCTGTTGTTGGATGTGTAACTTCACAAGGATATTCAGGTCCATATGCTAACACTCTTGATGCAACCATTACTGCATTTTTATCACCTATTAATAAATCATCGGTTTTTACACCATTTGTTAATATTAATGAATCCAACAATCTATCAATCACGACACCCTTTTTTATTAAGTTTTGTGATGTCAATATATCTTCTTCTTTTGCAGTCATGTATTTTATTTCTATTTTTCCATCAGAACAAGGGTGTTCTTTTGGATATAACTTACCCTCACTTGGTAAATCAATTATTTCACTTGGGAATTTATTTTCTGACATTTTATACCTCCAATGCTCTTCTATACCAACCTAACCAAAATTTCTCTTGATTTGGTTTATTTATAACTATGTTTGCGAATCGTAAAACTCTGTATGCTCTTACTCTCTCCAATGAGATGTATTGTACAGCGTTTAATGTAGCTGGTCCTAAACCACCATCTACTTCAATTTTGTTTATGTTTTTAGAATTTGCAGCTTGTTGTAAAACCTTTACAGCTCCTCTTCTACCAAAATTAACACACATATCAAAGTATATATGTCTTAATTGTGAAGGAATATCATCACACTTACCTCGTCTCCAATAATCTGTATGATAGATTTTTTTAGCTTGTTCTTTTGTTAGATTTTTAATATCCACATCTGGATACCATCTTTTAGCGATTCCATATTTGGTTTCACCACCTGAATCATCTGGGTCATTTACATATCCACCCTCGTGTTCTAAAACTATTTCTATTATTTCTTCAAATGTTTTTTTCACCATTTTCCTCCAATTTAATTTTTTCAAAAAATATATCACAATGTGATTTAGAAGCATTTTTTCTTTCTTTTTCTTCAAATCCATATTCAGATAATAATTTTATAACATCTTTTTCTAATTTTTGACCTTCATACCATTCCGTAAATTCTACTTCACATTTTATTTTATCAGTTACCTTTAATAAATTTTTCGCTCCTTGCAAAATTTCATATTCACTACCTTGTGTATCTAATTTTAAATAATCAATATGTGATAAGTGACCTAAAATATTATCTAAAGTGTCTACTTCTACTTCTATGGTTGAATATTTTGTAATGTCTTTTCTATTATGAAGTATTTTTTTATTTGGTTTTAATAAAGATGAACATTGTTGTTTTTGTGTTTTATAGAATCTTGCAGAACCACTATAATTAGACAAAGCTGTATCATATATGAAAATGTTATCAAACTCACCATATTGTTTTGTTAATCTTGAAAAAGCTTCTGGACAACAATCAAATAAATGTATTTCCCTATCACCTGAAATCCACTTTTCGAACACCGATTTATTTAAAACATTATGCACATCACCATAACTTCCATATGGAAATGCATCAGCACCAATATCAACTATAATTTTTTTCATATATTATTTTTTGTTTTAGTTATATATAAATATATATAAAATAAAAAAACCCTTGATTTTATTTCAAGGGCTCTTTTATTAGTTTATTTTAAGTATTTATTAGAAATTAAGTACTGCGTAATCATATCTTAATGTTAATGATATTTCAACTGGGTCTGATGAGTCAAATGCTAAGTCACCAAAATTAGCACTTTGAATAAATGCACCTTTTAGTTCCCATTCTTCAACAGTTGCTCCAACTGGGTCTAAAACATTAAATGTAATATTTTTCTTGTAAAAATCAGAATATCCATCTCTACCAGTAACTGACTCATGGTGTAATCTAATCCACTCAATCACTTGTTGAGAAGCACTTGGTACGATTGGGTCGTATAAAGTAATTTCTAATGGTTGCCATCTTGACTTACCTTTAACATATCTTGTTACATTCATATGTTCTAACACTACTTCATCTGAGTCTATCTGTGGACGATTCATAGTTTTAATCAAGTATGCATTAATACCATCTATTTGCATTATAAATCTATTTTTGAGCTTTGGCTCAAAGGGGGTAAACATTATATCTTGTGGTTCTAATAATTCTGGCATTGTTTTTCTCCTAATAAAATACTTAAACCTTTACTTTCATATATAAATATCATTAATTATAAAAAAAAGGGACTTATATTTAAATAAATCCCTTTTCTTTAAGTTATTTAACTAACTATTACTCTGGAAAAGAAGCACCTGTAGGTTGTATTGTAAAGTCTAATACAATAAACTCAGCAGTTCTTGTTGGTTGTAAGAATAATTGTCCAACTAATTGATTTCTATCAATTGTGTCAGGTGTGTTATTCGTTTCATCCATCACTACTCTAAATGCACTTAAACCACTTTGAGCTTGAACTTGTTCTAAGAATGGATTAACAATTCCTAAGAATCTTCGTCTTGTAGCTGCTGTGTTTTGTTCAAATACTAAGAATCTTGATGAACTTGCAACAAACTTCTTAACTCTAATAAGTAATCGTCTTACATTGATTCTATCTAAAGCACTTGATTTTTTCTGTAATGTTTTTTGTCCAAACACCGTTACCCCTTGTCCAGGGAATGTTGCGATTGGATTAACATTTGAATCATATAAATCATCACGATTACCTTGTGTTAATTTTCTTTCAGCTTGTATAGCAGTTGTGATTCCACCACGATTCAATCCAGCAGGAGCGAACCAGGGGTGTGCAACTCTATCATTGAATGCATAGATTCCACCAATTACAACTGAAGGTGGCACCCATCTTTGAGTTCCAGCAACTTGTGAATCAGGTACTTTAACCCACGGCCAATACATAGCTGCAAAGTTTGAATCTCTTGATTCTGCTTGTGCTGTTGTGACTGCTAATGTTGAATCGAAAGGAACTGGGTCAATAACAGCGAAACAATCACCTCTTGATTCACAAACATCTATGATTTTAGAAGCGATAGATGTGTGTGTATTTGATATTATACCAGGAGTTAATATTAAATTAATATCATATTCATCTTGGTTTGCAAGTAAATCGAGAGCATCTGTGTATCCATTTTTACCTTCATCATCTGTTTCAGGCAATAAACCTTGTGATTGCAATCCGATGTTTTCGTAGAAGTTAATTGGTTGTGTTGCAGTTCCTTTAAAGTTACCTAAAGCATCAAAACCACTCACACCATCTAAACCACCATCAAATCCACCATTTTTTGAACCACTACCAACAGTCGGTAATGAAGATGAGTTAGCAGGAACTCTTACATTTCCGTTTTCATCTAAATAATCTACTGTAGGTGTATTAACATTTTTAACTCTTACAAACCTTGATTTATTTGCATATGAACCACTTAATTGTAAATATTTAACACCATTATCTGTTCTAACAGTTTGTTTTTGGTCACCTATTACTTTTGAAATATAATTAATAGAATTAGGGTCTAATGTTACATTGTTAAATGTTTCAAGAGTTTGTTTTCTCTTGATATTATCATTTCCAGCCCTAATTGCTAAGTTGAAAGTACCTTTGTTATCATTTTTAGAAAGTACTTCAAATCTAATATTATGTTTCGAACCACTTAATAACACATTGTTTGTAGTTTTTGTTGTATCAGCATTATTCATAATAGTTCCATCAGCTAATGCTTCTAATTCTAAACAAACTGTTTCAGTTCCTGCAGTATCAGTACCACCAGTCAATGTAAGTCCATCGGAATCAGAACCTTTAGCAGGAGCAGTTCCAAATGTACTTGGAGTATTTTGTGATGATGTTACAAATGTAGTTCCATTAAAAGATGTTCCAGCAGCTGAAGATGTAAGGAATAATGTAGGACTACTACCATTAGCACCTATACTTGCTGAAGCCACAATAGATAAACCTCCTACAGCATTTATTTCATCTCTCAAGTTATTAACTTGTTGTCCTGATGTTCCAGTGTTAGCTTCAAAGAATCTAATTGAATCATCTGAAGCATCACCTCCACCATCAGCTGAAGCGATAAATGTAACCACTGTACCATCAGCTTCTGTTATTTTATATCTTTCTCCTGAACCTGATATACCAATTACTATTGAACCAGTAGCAAATGCATTTCCAGTTGTTGAAGTACTACCAGCAGTTAGTATACTTGCACTCGCAGGTGCAAATGTTCCATCCATTACTCTAACTACTGTTAATGTATCTGAATTTTTTAAATATTCTTCAGCTGCATGTGAGGTTAAGAATTGGTATGAATCAGAACCTGATTTAAACACATCTCCAAATTTCGCTTGAAACTCTGAAAATGATGTTACAACGGTTGGGATTCCTGCAGGACCTTTTAGGGTTGGTCCAACGAGTGCAGCTCCAATATCAGCCACAGCGGAAGGTAAAAAGGACTGGTCTATTTCATTTGTAAATACACCAGGACTTATAATCTTTTCGGCCATTGATTTTCTCCTAAGTTAACTTTTTAATTTTTGAGGTAAATACTATTTTGCGCATTAGTATTATTCATATATAAATATATGAGTTAAACCCCAAACAATGATTTTTTTTCTATTATTAAGATTTATTTTCAGTTGGTGTGAATACACCTGTTTCAGGATTTAAAGTTCCCTGACCATACTTATCTGTAATTCCATCAAGAAATTTCTTTTCTTCGTTTTGAATTGACTTTAAAGCATCCTCTAATTCAACTTCTTGATTATCTAATCTGATTTGAGCCATTTTTAATTGTCCAAATTGGTTTTGAACATTTACATAACTAGCCTGTATGTTTTGAACTTGTTTAAGTTCTTCTTCTGTGAATTTTACTTCTTCTGGCATTATAACCTCCATTAATTAATGTTTCATATATAAATATATATAAATTTTTAAAACAAGTGATTTATTTTCCTA